CATAAGTTTTTGGAGTTCGTCAATATGTAATTCTACCATAAATCAAAATCTAATTTAGCTAAAGCAGATCTAATAAATCCAGTTTGGTTTGGTCTTGTTAATCTTCTAAATTCTCCACCACCTAACAAAGCATACCCCAGGGCATCTCCAACGTGTGAGTGTTGGTTTTTATTTGGTTGATCTTTAAATCTTTCCTGTCCAGATATTTGTACTCGTTTAAAATGATAACCACCTGCTAGTGATTTTCTAATTCTATTGCATCTACTATCAATTAAAAATCCAGGCTTACCATTTATTAACCTGGTCATAGGAGCTGCAACAGCTTCACGTCTAGTTTTAAAATCATTCGTTGCAGTTGGCTTTGCCATGATCCCTAAACTTTTTAAATGTTCAAATGCAGTAACTTCATAGATCTGATCTCTTGAGCTACCTGCAGGATCTCCCCATATAGATAAATCATATTTCGGAAATTTAATTTCTATTTCTGATTTTAATATTTGCCCAAATCGTTCCAGGCCCATATCAAAAGTTACAAGCTCATGAAGAATATGCCATCTACCATTACCAAGTCTTTGAGCAAAGACAGCAGCAGGAGTTAATCCAAAGTCTAATCCAATTACAATCGGCACTCCAGGCTCTGGTTCTAATCGTTCAACACACATAGAGCTATCATCATATTCACTCCATACAGGTTTGCCATCCTGGACAAATGTATATTTACCTTCTGCATAACATCTAATCCAATCTTTAGATTTTCCTGCAAGGATCTGTGTATAGTATCCATCTGGTAAATTATTTATGTTCTCTGCTTTTTCATTTTCTTTCCACCAACTCCCTGCAGAAAAAATAAATCCATTAGCTGCAGGCATCTCTGGTAATTCATCTTGTGTAACTTCTCTTACTCCTCCAGGCTGCTCATAAAATTTCCAGGCAAATTTTCCTTTTGGTAAATTTCCTTTTTTAGAAATATCATACCACCAATGATCGTCTTCCATTGGGTTCGTATCCATCCACACTCCTCTCCAGGAAGGGCCACCATCTGCTTTAGAAGGATACCTTCCAACTCGGTGTGTTAATCCATCAATAACTTGTTTAGGTAATTCTCTAGCTTCATTTACCCAGGCACCAGTAAGTTCTAATGATAAAAGTTTTCTAACATCTTTCGGCTGATCTAAAGCTAGGAATATAACTTCACAATCAATTCCTGCTGCACCTTCCCTGGCAGGTAATTTGATATGATGTGATATAGGGGGTGACCATCTCATTCCTCCCCAGATATTTTCTGGAAAGATCTCCTGCCAGGTTTTAATTGTAGTTGTTCTTAACTCTGGGTAAGAATTTCTAACTACAACAAATCGTGAATATTTAATTCCATCTTTTGGGCTAGGCTTTTGTTTTACAGCACGCATAAAAACTTCTGCAGCACAAGCATAAGATTTTCCAGATCCAACTGGCCCAACTATTCCTCTAACAAAACTGTTGTCCTGGAGGAATTCATAAACAGTTGGAGATTTTTTAAAATTAAATTTTAGATCATCCATAAAAGTTCTATCAACTCAATAACTAATAATCCTGCAAGCAGCAAAGCAAGTATGGTGTGATAAATATTCCAAAGCAACCATTGTTTATTTTTCTTTTTACGCACCTTTAAATTCTCTACATTCAAATTTTATTGCTAATCTTTGTTCGTTAATTTTATCCAATCCAAAATAATATTGATCTTGAGCTAAAGCTTTTAAAGCTTCTTGTGAAAAAGCATAGCCTGCTATTGCACAATCATAATGACTTTCAAAAGTATATCCTGGAATATGATGGTCAGTACATTGGCCAGTAATCATGCTGCATAAATACAAAACCAAAAAAAACTTCATAATCCATTCTTTCGCATATTATCCAAGTTCTGTCTATGGACTTCTCCTTCTAAAAAATTAAACAGAGCTTTGATCCTGGTATCATCCTCAAGTCTTTGACCATTAAACAAATGCCTTAACTCATTCTTCTGCAGGCCGATCCTCGTTGCCAATCTCTTGTCGTTGGTCGCTGTCTTCAACATCAATGCTGTGATCCTGTCCACTTCCTGCTTGGTCATTCTCCTTCTTGACATATTTCATCTCCTTAATTTCAACTTTATCTGGCCCTTCAATCTTTATACCAATAACTGCAGGTTTATCATCATCTGATTTTTCTTGTTCTAATAATCCTGCTGCTTTGGCTACAGTTTGTAAGGTTCGGATTTTATCGTGCATCTCCACTTCAAAATTAGAATTTTCTTTTCCATAAACTCTAATTTTTTTAATGGATCGCAAAGCTCGTTTAGGAATATCTTTGATTTCCTTTAATCTGATTTTACCTTCTTCCCAATCAATAATATCGGTAATATCGGATAAGGATAAATCCACCAGTTCTTGGGCCACAGCATCCTTATTGTGGTCTATGACTTCGCTGCGTTTTATTCTTTTTTGCAGCATCCTTACACCACCATATTTTACAACTGGGTGTGTTTTATCGCTTTTTAACTTCGCCATCTTTCTCCAAATGTACGTTATCTAAATTAGTGTTAAATAGGGTTTCAATATCCTCCTCGTTTTCAACATAGAAGAAAATCGTTTTTAAAGGCTCTGGAGTGGTGTTTTCACTTTCCGAGGCCCTTGTACCCCATTTAACAAACTTTACCCTTGTAAGCTTCTCTATGGCCATTAGAAGGGTATATTATCATCCATGTCATCTGCAGGAGTTCCTGTAGCTTGACTATCTGGTTTTTTCCAAGGTTCTTTGATCTCAACAGTTAGGTATTCTTGTTCCTTGGTGTTGCCTCTATCATCAACCTTTTTATCTCTCCAGTTTTCCCAAATATCAATATCATATTCGCCTGCTTCCAAAGTAATAGGCTGTTCTAGCTTAAACTTTTTCCATGAATATTTTGGGCCTTTTGGTTTATCGTTTTTGTAAGCTCTTAACTTTAAAAACGTCTTTTGCATTTATCCTCCTTGGTTTAAGTTCATAGATTTCTTTAATCCATGTTTTTTCAACAGTTAAATCTCCATCAACATCATCCTCCTCATCTGGTGCTTCGCCTGGAGCTATGGCACTACAGAGAGTTATCTTGTCTAATGTTTCGTCTATGATCCAACCTATTTGAAAACTTTTTGCTGCTTGCATCTTTTTTACATCTGAAATCTTTTTCCATCCACTTTCTGCTATGGATACTGCATCATTCCATAAAATTAAAACCATTTTTTTTTCTTTTATAGAATAAGGAAAATTTTTTGAGATACCCCCATACGTACTATTGTGGCCAGGGGGGCAATATGTCTTTTTTTTGGCACGTGTCTTATTTTTGCCACCACCCTTATTTTTATTTTTCCTAGTATTTGTCATGTTCAAAAATTAAATCAACGTTTAGATTTTGTACGCATTAAAGTTTTTTCCTGTTAATCATCTTCTTTACCATAGTTTTCACATCCATTGGAGCTGTATTTTGGCCCAATAAAAAGCTTTTAAAGAAGTTTATATGTCCTGGAGCATCCTTCATTGGTTCTTTCTTCCTAAACCAAAGCAGAGCTGCTTTCATTTTCTCATAGGTTTCCTTATTCACTTCCAATCCCTGGTCTATCATCCTGGCTGCCTCATCCTCTTGCTTTTGATTATACTGAAAGTCCTTACCATAGACTTCCATTATGCAATTTTTCATATACATCATTAGTAATCTATTTAGCTTATTATCCCTTATATTATTATTAACGTTATATGATACGTTACGTGCAACATCAGAGGTTTCCCTGTCGGCAACATCAGAGGTTGCCTTACCTTTAGTATTACGCAACGTGGAGGTTTCCTTAACCTGTGGAGATCTGTTAATAACCTTGCTACCTGTGGAAATCTTGTTCATTGTTTCTTTAGCTGTTTCCTGCTCCTGGATCGGCAGCTCATGCTTGGCCAAAGATACATTCTTTCTGGCCATGCTCTCTGTAGTCTTTGGATCATAGATGATAAAATAGCAGTTCCCTTTCTGGCCCTTAAACTCTTTCCTGGCATATTTAACATACTTCCAGTTTATAAGCTTTCTAATGTACCTGGTAACAGCTTGCCTGGATACGTTCAGATCTTTCGCCAGTGTCGCCTGGTTGGGCCAACAAATGCCTCTAAAGTCAGTGTAGCTGCAGAGAGCTGCGAGAACAAACAAAGCCTGCCTGTGCTGCTGCAATCGTGGATCTTTGTAAGCTCTAATTGGCAAATGAATATACAGCCTGTAATCAGTTGGAGTTTTTTTCTTTGGCATTTAGCTCTGCTTTTAATTGTCTATAAACTTCTTCATAACTAATTTGTCCTTTACCTAAATATTCATCACAAATTTTAATAATTCTGGAGCAAACGTCTTGTAGTTGCCCTTCTCTTTTGATTTCTACGAACCAAACTGGATCTGGCCCTCTCCTGTGCGTCATATTTGATTTTCTCCAGATATAGCAACGTATCCACTAATTCTTCCTGGGTATCAGTGATCCACTCTTTCAGAGGCTTTTTCCTAGCCTGCATTGTGATCTTAAACTTGGCCCTGGATTTGGCCTGCTGCTTGTTAATTATTTTCCTTACATTTGTGTAAATGATGTCCTGGCGACTAGGCTGCTTTTTTCTTGCCATTTTTCTGCCTCCAGGTTCTCTCAATTAATTTTTCAATAAATTTAGAGATTGATCTCCCATCCTTTGAGGCAAGCTCTTTAAGCTGTTTCCTGGTGCTTGGATTA